ACTTTAATCACTGGCTCAGATATGAATGCTGGCGATAACTCTCAATTCGCTTGGACTGTTGGAAATGGTTCGGCTGAAATACACTCGGAGTTTCTTGACCCCGATCATGTAGTCAACCGAGATATGTTTTTGTCAATGATTTCAAGTGATACAGGTGTTTACAATTATCTTATTGAGTGTCAAATGGTTTTGCTAGATGATAATGAAGCAATAATCTCCATCATCAAAGAAACTTCTCAAGCATGATGCAGCTAGGTCAATAATCTAAAATACATTTTTGAGATTGGATCGCTTCCAATAATGCTTCAGATATTTCAATTGGAACTTTTCCTCGAACATTTGCGCGCAATGGGTTCCATCGCTCATCCTTTTCTGCCTTGGAAGGAAATGCCCCGGGCACGAATGATGGAAAGTTACCCCAAAAGAAGTATGCTTCATTGATTTGCCTAGCTCTCCCTAGGAGTTGGCTAAAATATGGAGATGCTCCTCGAACATTTTCAATAATATGATACCTAGGTTTGAGCAATTCAATAATCTCCATTCCACATTCCAATAGATCCATTGATGGTTCGTATGGAATGCCAGCGTTCTCTCTCGCCCAGACGGCTCTCGGAGCATCAAATGCCAAACTGAATTCAAGGCAAGGGGGGGAGAAGAGGATAATATCAATACCCAACCCACAATTATGACCGCCATTGTCCTCGAGCCAATCTCTAAACTCAAATATATCAATAATTTTAGTGTGTGCCACGTCAACAAGTAGTGGATTATTCTCAATTCTCAAAACTTCATGCCCTGCAAGGACAAAGGCCTCACTAAATCCACCGAGCCCTGAACATAAATCTAAGACTTTCATAGGATCACACTCACGAAGTCTAATGCTACATCACACATATTGCACCTCCAAGCCATATCTTGGCTCGGAAACACCTTCTTTTTGTGGCATCTAGGGCATTCATATTCATATTTCCACCCGATCTGATCGGTTGAAGTGGCTGCAACACCCTCCTCAAGCAGTTTTTCACGCACCCAAGCGCTAAAATTGGGCATTTTGGTGGCTATTTCAAAGGAATTAAGGCATAATGTCAGTGTTTTGTGTCGCATCAAGTGACGCCAAGTAGTTGATATGTATGTATGTATCGGCTAAGTTAGTGTTAAAATGATACTTACAATACTATAGACGGTGGTAAATAATGAGGGCGTGGTGGTGTGGGGCGTATCTGATGCTATGCCCGTATAGAGAAGATTGAAGTGAGGTGTGTGGGGTGACACTTAGTTTACTTTATACACCGAGTAGCCTTAGCCCATTGCATGGCGAGAAGCGATTCATTCTTCATACGAGCGACTGTTGAGACTGATGGTGTCAATTATACTGAGACTTCAATAGATTTGGGTTCATTTGTTGATGCCTTAGGTAAAACAGTTTTGAGGATCCACAATACTAGCGTTCAATTCCAATCATCAGGGACAATCATTACAGTGCCGGCTGCCAATCAAACTAAGACAGATTTCCAATTAACGACTCAAAGTCAAGGTGCTTTAGTGGGTTCTGGGAATAGATCTACAATCTCTAGCGGTTCGCTATTTGTGGGTGGTGATGCTGGCGGTGTAGCGACAGTAGTTAGTGAATCATTAGACATTGCCCCTCAACAATGGACAGGCGGTTATTTAGTCGCAGTTGAATCTATTTTCTTAGGTGTTGACCAAACAGCCGATATGGTTGACCAAGTCACAATAGTTTTAGAATGCACTGTTGAAACTATGACCGCAGCAGCCAGCATGGCACTAGCCCTGAGCCAACAGTGAGGGAACACTCATGGCTTGCGCTACTTGTAACATGATACGAGGTCTCTTGATGGCTGAGGGAGTCAATCCCTTGGTAGTTGAAGCGGCTATGCCATTGGTGGCTATGGCTGAAACCAAAGTTAAGAAGGTAGTCAAGCGAAAGGCCTCAGCATATTCTAGGCGATATGCGGCTGCATTCAAGAGAGTGGCTAAGAAGTATAAACTGAAGAGTGGGTCATGGGCTAAGAATGGGTTCTCTCGGGCTCAAAAAGAAGCACACCGATTAGCAAAGAGGGGTTGAAATGAAAAGCACTAGAGTTAGAACCCTTCGAGGACAAGTAACAGTTGCGGCTGGAGTCGCGAAAAAGAATCTAATTGTATCTGACGGTCTCATCAATGTGGGGTTAATTGTGAAAAGGTTTCAAATTTGGGCTGTAGATCCTTCTGATACATTCATAGGGATTCTAAGTTATGAAACTTTAATCACTGGCTCAGATATGAATGCTGGCGATAACTCTCAATTCGCTTGGACTGTTGGAAATGGTTCGGCTGAAATACACTCGGAGTTTCTTGACCCCGATCATGTAGTCAACCGAGATATGTTTTTGTCAATGATTTCA